CACCCTGTTTTTTGTTTTACACTTAATCTTCTAACCCATGGCTCCCGATCACATTCTTCAAATATTCCTCTGGGTCACCATTCAGGATCAAATCGGCATAGCCCAGTGGGTCATTGTAAATAAGGTAATCCAGCTCCGTCTGCTGCGCCATGGTCACGTCCAATTCATCCTCGACCCCAGTGCAGTCAATGGAGAGCATTCTCCCATCCCGGAGCAGCAGTTCCACGCAGCCGGTGTCCATGTTGAATTTGCAGGTTCTTTCATCGTACTTCATACTCGTGTCCTTTCTGCCTTACGGCACTCTTACCGTGGTCTGTCGTGCTTTCTTATGATAAGGTCTAGGACGTTTTTCGATGGAAGCAAGGGATTCGTTCTGTTTTCCGAAGAATACAAAAAACCCGAACCTTTCTCCTATCGGAAAAAAGTTCGGATTTTGTTGTTGTGGTGCGGCGGAAGTGGGGCTGTACGAACAAATCTCCCGTCTGAACAATCATCGTCCTTTTCGGCTTCCCCCGATGAGGGCGACGACCCTAAATTTTTTCGGCACTCTAAGTGTACGGTACGAACTCTTGGCTCCAATGTAACCATTCAAATGGTCGGGAGCGTGTTCGTTCTGTACTGCGAGATACCAACTCGCCAATAATGGTAATCCCCGGTTCTTTCATGTTTTTGGTGAAAGAGCCGGGGATTTTTTGTTATTTTTACCCGTTTTTCGGAAGAATTTGCCGAAAGTAGTAGTTTCCTGCCAAAATCCAGCTAAGCCGATTTGAAATCGGTAGAATTTTGGATAAAGGAGATTGGCTTATGATTAGGATTTTACTGTCAACGCGTCTCGGCGAAAGGCGCATGACGCAAACGGAACTTGCCCGCGCAACCGGCATCCGCGCTCAAACCATCAATGAACTGTATCACGACTTTGCAGAAAGAATCAGTCTTGACGATCTGGATTTGATTTGTGAAGCTCTGGATTGTAGCATTGATGAGTTGATTGTCCGTGAACCCAACGAGGAGCTTCGAGTCACGGAGGTGCGCCGGATCCCGAAAACCGTAAACAAGGCCCGAAAGAAGTAAGTTGTTCTCCCCTGCCCGGATACACAATCCGGGCTTTTTATATAAATATATTTGTTTATTTTATCATCTATTTTCTTGATAAAATATCGGTTTTGCTGTTGTCTTTCAAGGTAAAAAGGAAGATACTATAATCACAGCAAGGGAGTACGACCGGAAGGCAAGGGGCGAAGTAAGAGCCGGGAGCGCAGTAAGTCGTGAGCGCATGCTAAGTCAGTAACCCACTCCCCTGCTGATTTTTATTTTATCTTTTCAGCCAAAGAAAGAGAGGGCATTATGAAAAAGTTTGATCTGTCCGCCATCATGCGCAAGGCATGGAAGCTGTATCGAAAGGGCGTTGCCGCCTTTTCCGAGTGCCTGCACCGGGCATGGAACAGTGCAAAGGCCGAGCCGATCAACGCCCAGCGCATCGAGGAAGCCCAGCAGGCCGCCGGGGTAGCCGAGCCGGTGAACACTTGGGCAGGCTGGAAAGCCGCCGGGTACATGGTGGAGCATGGCGCAAAGGCCCTGTTTCAGGCTGTGCTTATCCACAGCAGCAAGGGGGACGGCCAGACCTACCGGGCATCGTTCTTTGGCGCTTCTCAGGTAAAGTCCTTACCCACGGCATAAAGAAAGCCGCCAGCGCTTCAAAAACACTGGCGGCTTTTATCATACCTCTGTTCCATCCGGGAAGCGGAAGTTCACAACAAGTTCTGCGCCCATGGCCTGCGCCATCTGCTCCAGTTCTTCATACTTGAACTTTCCTGTTTTCATTCGCTGGTTGAATGCCTGCGGGGTGGTGTCCATCCGCCGGGCAAGTTCAGCTTCTTTTACTTTGGCAACAGCTTCAGCCATTTTGATTTTCGTTGGGAAATCCATGCTCATCACCTCACCGCAAGTATAAATGATTTCCTGTATTTTGTCAAGAAATATTTTCAAAAATATAGGTTTTTCTTTAAGAAAAGCCTTGACATTATAAAGGAAATCCTGTATAATATAGATGTCAGGAGGAGCGGAAAGCTCACCGGAAAGGAGAACAGACCGATGGATGAAAAAGCAAAAGCTCTGAAAGAGCTGCTGGAAATCTTGGTCGAACATCCCGATCTTGCAGAGCGGATAACGATCACGATTAAACCCAACAGAATCATTCAGAGCAATGAGACCCCCACGGATAACAAGTAATCCGTAAGAGCAGGGCGGCGGGTAGGAGCCGCCGCCCTCGCTTTTTAATTATAACCACCCACCGATGAAAAATCAAGGAGAATATATATGAACAGAGAGCGCAGAAAGGCCCTGCAGGCCATCATTGATCAGCTTGAGACCCTCCAGACTCAGCTTGAGGAAATCCAGACTGAGGAAGAAGAATACCGGGACAACATCCCCGAAAACTTCCAGAGCGGCGAACGGTACGAGCATATCGAAGAGATCTGCGAAAGCCTGTCCGATGCAGTAAGCAGTCTGGAAGATGCCACCAGCAGCATTGAAGAAGCGATTGAGTAAGGAGAAGCACCATGACCATCCGAGAATTTGCAAAGCTGAACAACTTCCCTATCAGGGGCAAGCTGACCCGCATTCCTGATGAGGTCGAATATGACTTCAACGACCGGCCGCACAGCTGCAAGCGGTACGTTGACGAAGATTTCAATGAATACGGCATCCATGAGGACGGCTTCATTGTTGCCATCCCCTGTGAAAAGGCTTGGGGCCTCAGCATCAAAGAGAAGTCCCGGATCGCCGCCATGATTGAAAAGGAACGCATGGAAGCCAGCCAGCGGCGCGGCTCCTATGAATGGTAAAGGAGTAGACCATGAAAATTTCCGATATTCGCGCTTCCCTCAAGCGTCTGGCCGAAAGGCTGGACAACCAATGGGCATACGCCCAGACCTCCATCAAAGATGACATTGCCGTCGGTCAAGTCGAGTACAACGATGATGGGGAGCGGCTCCCGATTGAGCCGGAAATCAGCTACTACGGCATGATTGCCGCATTTGAAACGCTCGGCGGTGAGTGGAAACGCAGCTCTGATGGCAAGCACTGGCTGATCTGGATGGGCGTGGCCGCGATCGCACCGCAGGATAATGAGGTATAAGCAATGTGGAAGCAAGGATATATAACCATTGATGGGCACACGTTCCGCTGGGAAGCAAAAGTTTATGAGCAAGGAAGCGTTTTCGGCATTGACAACGGCCGAATTTCAAAGCTCTGGCTTGCCGAGTATGTTGGCGATCCGACTTCCAGCATGTGCAAGGAAGCTGCCTGCTATGAACGCGGCTGGGAACACCGGCCCGACACCCCGCAGGCTCAAGCCGCCGTGAAACAGCTCATTGAAAAATACAATTAAACAAAAAATCCCCCTGCGCTGGCCGATGAAGTCAACGCAGGGGGATTTTGTATGCCGCAGGGGCGGCGAAATGTAAAAATCAAGAGCGGAACCACCCACAGGCAATGCCGCTCTCTACAAAAGCCGTGGCTTTTCAAGTGGTTCTATTTTAGCTGGCGTTTATGTGTCCGTCAAGCCTTTTTGGTACTCAGCGCCGCGGTCATAGCGTCAAAAGCGCGCTCAATGACCGCATCCAGCACTTCATCCGTGATTGCCCACTGGATGATGGCCGGGCATTTGGCGCGGAGGGCGGCGAAGACCTGCTTTTTCTTCTTCGCCCCCTGCCCCGAACCCATAATGGACTTTTCAGCCCGGTTCACCAGATCCAGCGCCAGATTCTTAACAGTAGCCTTGTAACCCAGCCGGATACCGCCGACTGCCAGCGAAACAAAACCCGCCGCCATCAGAATGACAGCGACCGGCACGGGAATAAAACTCAGAATAGCTTCCATGATGGTTTCCTCCTATGTCACAGATACTTGTTGGCCCCAGAAATTGCCCGCCAACTGGCAGGGCCGCAGATGCCATCCACGGCCAGCTTGTGCTTCTCCTGCGCTTTCAGCAGGGCGTTTTCGGTTTTTTCTCCAAAAATGCCGTCCGGGGTCAGCCCCAGCAACCGCTGGAGCATCTTTGTAGCCGCTCTGTTTGCATCCCCGGTACAGCCCCGGCGGATGGTCGGCAAAATGAATTTCAGGTAGGTGGTGCTGGGGTAGTGCAGTTTTGCATCACACAGCCACGTTGCCTTTGCGTTGCGGGTGTCCGCATGGACAAAAGCATAGTTTCCGTACCAGTAGATACCCACGCCACCGAAACCGGCTTCCACCGCCAAGATGCCAAGCGCTACCGGGTTCAGTCCGCGATCTTTGAGTCGCCAGTCCGCAGCCATTCCAAAGCGGTGCTTACTGTTCGGACTACCGCCCACGGTTTTGCTGGCATTGTGAACAATGCAGCGGTAACCGCTGGTGATCTTGATGGGCTGACCCACCTTATCCCGGATGATCTGGAGCTTCTCAGCAAGTTCCAGATCCACCTTTTGCTCACCGCATCCACACGGACACTGAAATTCCGACCGCGCAAAATCTTTGGTCAGCGCAGTTTTGTCCCCGCTCTGAAACGAAATAATGCTCATCTAAAACACCCCCTAAAAACCGAGTTGCGTGAACACATATCCGAGAAAAACGCCGATGACCGCTGTCACAACGTACCCAACGGCCTTGCGCCACATTTCACCGTCACGATCTTCCAGCGTTTCCAGCCGCTTGCCCTGTTTCTCCTGCTCCTTGACCATGCTTTCCATACTCAAGGCCAGTTTTTCAACAGAGGTAGACAACGCGCCCATTTTGCTCACGCTTTCCTCCAGCAGTGCAATCCGCCTGTCCTGACGGGAGTTTTCTTCTTCGAGCCGCCGCCTGAATTCTTCATGCTCGGCCCTTGTGATAGGCTGGTCCATCCGAACCTCCTTTTGATTTTTTACAAAAAAACAGGGGGCAAAGCCCCCTGTTCGGTCTCACAAGCTGGTTACTGAACCAGCGCGGCGATTGCCTGCAAATCAAAAATCGGAGCATCAAAAAACGCTCTCGCCCACAGCCAGTAGTCTTCGGACTCCGGGCGGCGGTACTTTTGGCAGAGTGCCGATGCCCAAACCCGGTTCCAGCGGGTCTGATAGTCCGCATCCCGGCGCTCAAGGCACCTCTGGATGCTCCCTACCAGTTCCCCGCGCAGGGTGCCGTTACCGTCATCGTCCTGCACAAAGCAGTCCATGCCGTTCTGGCTTCCCACAGCACACACACGCTGGTTTTTGTGCATAAGAAAACCGTCCTGACAGGTCAGGGCGGTTCCATAGGGAATATTCACTTTTCCATCTATGCCGTCGAAGCGCGCCCGGCGGCGGGCGATAAAGCGTTCATGCTCCATGGGTTAGACCTGCTCTTTCTTCTCGGTCTTCTCGGAGAGCAGAGCGGTCAGCTCGTTATACTCGTCCTCGGTCAGCTTGTTGGCAGCGTAAAAGACATCCAGCTTGGTTGCCATGCCAGCGGTGTTGCCCTTTTCGATCATGCGCTTGCAAGTACGATACAGCATTCAGTTCACCCCCTTTCTCAAGAAGCATCGGTATCATCAGTGATGCCCAGCTCCAGCAATGTCAAGCGGTACGCCTGATCCACGTTGAGAGCATCAGCATCCTCGATGGCGGTTTGGGTCTCCGTGACCCAGCTTCCAATATCGGTCTGCTCCAGCATAACGCTTTCCAAATCGTCCCCCATAGGGTCACGATCGAGCAGATGATACGGCGTGCCGGCATAAGAAATGCCCGAAGCATCAGGCTCCGGGCAGAGGATATAACAGCCGTTGTCGGCTTTTTTGATGTAGGTCACGTCCTCGGTCAAGGCAAGGACGGTGCCATCACTGGCTTTGATGATTTTGAACAAGGCACTCTACCTCCAAAAATTGCATAGCAAAGCCGCCGCAGACGCAGCAGCCGCCCATGGTCATCAAAATTTTTATAGTAGGCTTCTTGGCAGTTCATATACTGCGCCACCTCCTGCAGGGTACGTTTCCCGGCCAGCCATTCCCGATGGAACAGCTTCAGCTTCCGCCGGGCGCGTATCACACCATCTCTGGAACCGTTCACCTTGATTTTTCCCGTCTCGGTCAAGGTAAAACGAGCCTTGCACCAGCGGAAAGGCTTCGTCAGCGGGATAATCTTGCATTTTTTCTTATTAACCGGGATACCGCGGATTTCAAACTGACGCACGATGGCACGGCCCAGCTTTTTCAAATCTTCGATGTCCGGGAGAATAATGCAGTAATCATCCATGTAGTGTCCGGCGCTATGCGTGGACATCTGGCATTTAATCCAGTTGTCCACAGCACTGGGCATTGCCGCCATTTCCTGCTGGCTCGGCTCAACGCCCAGCGGCATCCCACGGCCCGGAAATTCGCCGGGAGCAGTATCAATAATGGTATCTGCTATCCGGCGGAAATCAGGGTTCAGAATATACCGCTGGTGCCGCTGATAGATGATGGAATGGGGTGCGTAAGGGAAGAATTTCTTCAGGTCGAGCAACAGCACCCCGCCCGCACGGCCATACTTGCGGTAATGCCGTGCCAGCTGCTGTTTGATGCGCTTGATCTGCCAGTGCAGCCCCTTACCAATCCGGCTTGCACCGTTGTCATAGATCATGCTGGGGTCGTAAAGCGGCTCCAACACTTCCTTGCTGATGACCTTGTGGATTTGTCGGTCTGTAATATGAGGAGCGTCAATCCCACGAATCTTGCCGCGTTCGCAGACCGTGAAATGAACGTATTTCTTAGGCCGCCACCTTTTTGCCAAAATAAGCCGCCGCTGCTTCGCTGTGTGGGAAAACAGATGCCGCTCAAAGTTCTGCGTGCTCTGCTTCCAGCGTACACCGTTGCAGCATTTCCGGCCGTATTTGAACATCGTGTGGTAGCTGAACACTTCTTCCAACGAACCGAGGGCGGCACAACGGGCTTCCTGTCTGGCTCTGCGTGCTGCCCGGCGGCGCTGGTATCGTGCTTCATGGCGCTCCTGACTTGTCATAAAAGTATTCGCTCCTCGTGCAGATGAATTGTAGGGCATCGTCTAATCTGCTTTATGCCGGCACATGAAACGCGGTAAGATGCATCCCGCGCCATGCAAGAAGCGTCCGTGTCGGCATATCGAAAAGCAGTTTTAGAGGTTTGACCCTCAGGGAAGTACCTCTCCTTTTGCTATGGTCGTCTTTCACCTATGGCTACTCCATGTGACCAAGCATTGCAAAATCCGGGCACAACACCATACGCATTGTTAGCGTTGTTATAGTCCAACGACCCCGACGACGAAACCGCGCAGAAGTAGTTGTTGTTGTTGATGTTGTTGTAGTTCGGCGACCGCAGCCACCAGACCGCCGCCGCAGGAATTGACAGAGATACACCCACTTAAAAATCAGGCTTTCCGATTGACCGTTCCGATCATGCCTTGCAGCAGGTCGTTTTCCTTGTCAATCAGCTCACCCAACTTTTGAGCCATTTTGTCCAGTCTTTCAGTTGCTTTCTTCGCATCGACACTTTTCCCTGAGGGAGTTGTGAAACATCCCTGCGGGTTCTGGGTCATGATGAGATAGCAGTGAGTCAACCGAACATCCAGCGCCATCAGGGATGCCCGCGCTTCCAGAAGATGTACTTTACGAAGCTGGCGCCGCTGATCGTCGGAGGGATAGATGCTGTTTGCCTTTTCGGCATGGTCTATCACCTCACCCGCCAGCTTTGCAACCGGTTCTGCAATCAATCTGGAATACCTTGCGGAAATGCGGGTCAGGAAGTTTATCGTTTCAATGTAAATCGCATTGGCGACATTCACATACTCTGCCTTGCTTTCTGTGCGCTTGGATTTCAAAACTGACATAATACTTTAGTCTCCTTCGGGGTCATCGAGGTCGATTTCCCCTTGCTCTCGCTCAACTTCTTCCAAATGCTTGAGCAGCACATACTCTATGTAGTTCGTGATGGACCGATGTTCTTTTGTTGCTAGAACGCCGATCTTGTCAAAAACTTCATCGGACAGGCGCAGTGTAAAGACGCGCTTGTTAGTTGCCATACAATACCTCCTAACAAACAGGTTTTGAAAGTATTGTATAGCGTTTTTCGTGCCGTGTATGCACTCATAAGACAGTTGAGTGATAGCACTTTCAGTATCTTTTTTCAAAAAATCGAGCGGGGCGCTGACGCGCCCTTTGAATTTTTTGAGGAAAGTTTGCTGTTTTCCGCCCACTTCCGTGGGCTTGAGTAGGTCGAGAATCCCTGCGGGGGATTAGACAACAAAGCCGGGCACAACACCATACGCATTGTCAGCGTTGTTATAGTCCAACGACCCCGACGACGAAACCGCGCAGAAGG